CTGTTGCTGAATATAGTTACCTATATTAGTTTCAATCATTCCCTTTCCAGCATTATTAAGAGCACCTGCCAACTTACCTGTAGAGGCTCCTATAGTACCTTCCTTGAAACTATCTATAACTGCAATATGGTTTACCCTTGCATAGTACATCCACTTACCAACATCCCAACCTTTAGGAACTTTAGATAAGTCAAGCTCTAAGATAGAACCCCAGTTTGAAGCAATAGCCTTATTCAGTCTATCATGAATAGCATCATACAAATAGTTATATGGCTTCATCATATCTACTAAACTGAAAGGTCTGCTGTCATTCAGATTATAGATTGAACCTACAATACCAAAGTGACATCTTGAAGGATTATTCAACCTGTTATATTGAATCAATCTTGGTCTCATATTGACAAATATTTCATTGCCAATCATGGTTCCTTCCCATGCTTCATTAACCCAGAATGATTGTACTTCTTCTCCTGCTTCCTTATTTACTACATAATTCTCAGGGTAGAAGTTCCATTCTTCCTCACCAGTTTCAGGGTCATAAGATTTAACCTTAAGTATCTTCCTCTTTGATTTCCAGTATAATCTCAGCACTCTAAGATTACCTGCCAAGTCATAAGGAAGGAGTGAATTTGCAATACCTTCTGTAAATAGATTAGCTGGGTCAAAGAAATAGGTTCCATCTCTAACAGTTATTTCATCACCAATCATATTCTGATTAACAAATCCATATCTTTCATCAATATTATCCATCTGGTCAACAGCTCCCTGACCTATGTAATCAGGCATAGTTTCAATATACTTTATGTCCTTTGGAGATAATACATCATAATATGTATCTATTACTCTACCCGGAGACCAATAATCCTCAAGGATTATCATGTCAGCATCTTCCACCTTATTACTGTACCCAGACTTGAATATCCTAATCTTTAATGGGTTCACTCTCTCAATGACTGGTTCTCCACCTACAATATCACATTGATAGATTTCCTCACCACATGTCATTGCATCCATGAAACCATTATTGAATATAAGAGGAATATCATATTCCTTGATATAATGGTTAAGCAATTCATTTGCTCTTACCTCTCTTATATCCTGCCATTCATAGGTATAATAGTCATTTAGTTTCTCAAGTTTGATATTGTATTCATCCTCAGATATTGAGGTGTCAGTTATCATTTCTTGAAGCCTTTGTAATAGCTCATTCTTCTTATTATCCTCTATTTCTGAGATAGCATTTGGGTTAGTTACTACAACCTTAAAGTCAAATACTCTCTTACTTTCCTCACCTCTAAGTACATTCAACTTACTATTCATGATAGGATAATGTTGTAACCTATCAGGGATGTAAGCTGCCTTTATACCATCTGGATTAAGTACCAGTTCTAAGTCTGACATGTGTAGCCTGCCATTAAGCAAGTCATAGTTTATCTTTTTATGGATTACTGACTTCCTAACCAAGCTATAATTGAAGAATGTCTTCTGATTAGCCCACAACAGACAATCCTTTCTCCATTGCTTAGTCTTCTTAGAGAAAGGAAGCATCTGTCTGGGAAAGTTTAAAAAATCTGCCATAGTCTTCCATCATTTAATTTTGTGACAAAAGTAAGTAAAAAAGTCCATTTAGTCAAGCACATAAGTGATTTGTTTATCTAATTGTATCTTCTGTACTAAATTTACTGGGTTTCTGGAAAGGGGCTTGTACTACCCTGTAATTCTCAGTAAAGAACTTATCATTCCCTAAATAATCCTTTGGTACTTCTTCTGAGTCTCTTGAAGGGTTTCCTTGATATAGGACCATCTTCTCCTCTCTATATAACATAACCATACCTAATGCCCTAATTCTATCCACATTTATCTCTGGGTTAAATGCAATTAACTCTTCAATTAATGCTCTGTTTCTTAAGAAGTTAAGGTTATAAACTGTTACTTCTACATCCTCTCCATCAACATTCTGTATAATAGTTACAGGCTTCATCAGCCAGTCTCTTATAAGATTATTAGCATAAGCATTAATAGCTGCTGAGGCATTAACACCCTTAGCATTAGAACCAAATGAACTATACTTAATCAACTGTTTGTCTCTTAAGAACTCTGGAGTATCAGCCAGTAAGTGAGTACAATTCATCTTACTAAAGTAAGCAAATATACCCTTCTTATTTGATTCATACAGACATTTTGCATTATAGAACAGACACAGTAACCTTACTATCTCAAAGTTATCATCTGCAAATGATTGCCTACCAGTGTACTCAGCTACAATCTTATCAGTCCATAAGTCAAGAACAAAGGTAGAAGAGAGAGAGGAAGATTCAGCTTGGTCATTATCTACAGGGTCATGACCAATAATATATCTTGTGTGGGGAACCTTTCCATTTCTATCTTTCTCTGGCATTTCATATATTTCAATAGCACCCGGAGTATCATTCTTTACACCAAACTTCCTGATAGGTACATCACTGGTTGGTGTAAACTCAACTCCATTACTATTCTGTACCAATTTACCAATATACACATCATCATAAGCATGTATATCTTGGTCTAATTGACTTAATCTTTCTGTAAGAGCAGTAATAGGGAAGTAGGCTGCCTTGACCTTAATAATAGCTTCTGCTGGTGTAATAGGGTCCTCAGCAATTACTCTCAATACTGATTTAGGGTCAGCACTGTATTTAGCCTTGTACCTTGCAATAAGAATCTCTATAAGAGCCTTAACTACATCTGATACACCATCCTTATTATAGCATCCTGCTCTATTAATATATGAAGGAAAGAAGAAACCAAACTTAGGTTTGCCTTGCTTTGGTCTGTCAAATACATTATCTATAGACAGTATGTTATAACCATCTGGATTATAAAGTAAAGTCTTAGCTGAACTAAAGTCAGACTCACTCTCAGCAGCAGTACCTACAAGGTACATAGTAGCAAAAGTATAGTCACCATCCTCTACAGACTTTCTGGTAATATCATAAAGGGAAAGCAATCCTTTGAAAGAACCCATTTCCTCAAATAGAATCCAACCTCTCTTACCTCTCAGCTTCTCACTATCATCCTTTGCAGATACAGCAAGTACTTGATTCAGAGAACCTTTCTCTACACCATATTCATCCTTATAACCCATTTGCCAAGACATCTCATTAGGAGAGTTCTTTAACATAAGATGTGGGAAAGGAGTATTAGCAAAGCTAAAGTTAATTGAAGGCTTGAACTTAGATAGAGTACCATCCTTATCATCTTTCAGATATTCCTTCTGATAAGCTGTAAGTACTGTAATAACTCTCCTATTGGATTCCTCACTCTCTCCAAGTATAAGATTATGGCTCATAATTGCTGCTAAGCTATAAGACTTAGCACAACCTCTCTTTGCTAATTCAATAGCATGTTTACCACCTTCTCTTGCTTGCCATAGGTAATGGAATCTCCAGTATATACCCTCAAAGAAGAAAGGAAAAGCCTCAGTTCTGATAGCCTTCTTTCTTCCTTCTATCAGCTTATTAACCATCATAGGACAGTAATTCATAAACCAATAGTTAAAGCCTGTAACCCATTCTCCATCTGATTCTCTTACATAACCTTCATAGCATCTTCTCTTTTCTTCATCCCAGTGTCTCCTGAACTCAGAGTTAGGATTACTATTAGGTTTTAAGAATGTATAGCACCCATACTTCAAGAAATGTAGGGCTGGTTGCCTAAAATAATCAGCATCCTCAATGATGTGTGGATTAGTAATATCTACTATAATCCTGCCCTTTTCATCTCTTGGTAAGTCCCTTGCATAAGGTCTATTAGGAGATGTAAGCCTCTTGACAAATTCTACTGTAGTAAGAGTCTCAAGTAACTGTTCCTGAACCTCCTGAGGAAGGGTATTCATTAGTTCCTCAGTAAGCTCAGTCTGGTATTTATTCATTAGTATCATTGCATAACTCCTTAAAGTTTTGTGTATTAATATACTCCAGAAGAGATTTAGTAATAGAAGTGGTTAGGAGGGATAAGACTTTAGTCTCTTCTGCATCAGTAACAACTCTATGATGTATATTAGCTTCAACAGCTACATGAGTACCCTTTTTACCTACAAAATAAATCTGTATTCTATACAACTTTTGAGACTTAACAGCTACATTATTCTCTATTACTTTTCTAAGTACAAAGTGTCCTACTCTCCTATTAGGGAATGTCTCATAATACTTATTTAAACCTTCTACTATATCATTTATTTCCATAACTATAAGTCCTCATATATTGCTTTTTCCTGTGCTCCTCTTACCTTATCATTCTGTGATAATTCCTTAGCAATAGCTCTTTCAGCTTCATCTAAGTCCTTAACCATTGATGGTATAAGTTTAATAATAGCACCTAATTCCTTAGTCTCTTTTATATCAAGTTCAGTTAAGTCCATACTCCTTAACTTCATTCTATACTTATCTACAAGCATCCTTGTATCATCCAGTAATAACTCAGAAGTAGTCTTAAAACTTGCATATAGTGCCTGAGCTTCTTTCACAGTAGTATCAGGTTCCCAGTTATCCTTCATACCTTCACCCTGCTTAATAGCTTCTTTCCTCTCCTGTTCATCTATTATATACTTATAATCACTTCTGGAGTCCTCCATAAAGTAACAATATCCAAGCTCTGTAATAGCTCTCTCTTTTGAGAGAGATTTATCTCTATTCCATATCTGTCTGAATGCCTTTAAAGCATAGGCTTCATCAGATATAACCAGATTATATCCATCTCTTTTGAATAATCTCATACTGCTTAAAACTAAAAAAGCCCATAGAATTAACTATAGGCTTTTGTTTAAATATTTTAATAAACTCTCTATTCTGTTAGGATTATCTTTAAGTAATCCTAAAGCTAAATTACACTCTCTACATAGAACCCCTCTAATCTGATTATCAGAATGCCTATGGTCAATACATAAGTTTTCAGAAGAGCCACAAACTTCACAAACTTTTAATAATTTTATAGCCTCATTAGCTTCTATATTATATTTATAGACTCTCTTACCTTTGTTTACTCTACTTGTAATTTTCATACAGTCTTTGCAATAACTGTAGTAATACTTTATAGGTTCTCCTTTCTTATTAAGTCTATTATATCTTATATTTGTATAAAAATTATCAACAGGAAGTAATCTATTACACCTTTTACAAGTTTTAAAGGTTTGCTCCTCAAATTTACTCATCTATACTATAAGTTGTGGTCCTGTAACAATAGTTGGATTTTCTTCAAATTCCTCAATCTCTGCTACAAATTTTACATCTCCATCTTGAATCATCATGTGCTCAACTCCATCAATCTCCATGATGTCAAACTTATATCCTACTACAGGATTATCTTTAATAACACCATCTTGCAATGAGCCGGGTTTATGTTGCATTACTGCATATCTTTTTGGATTGATATATACTATATCTCCTACTTCAATACCTCTTACCATTGGTCCAACAGCTACTACTGTCTGATATTCTTTCACTGAACCAGCTCTGGTACTATCTATAATACCACCAGTAGTCTTTAGGTCAGTAGGATATTTATTTAAAGTGACTACCATGTTATTAAACATGGGTTTAACTTTCTTGATTGTTGTAATCATCTCTTAATCTTCTTATATGTTCAAATCTTTTCTTAACTCCTATCATCCTATCATAAGTACAACTAAGTTTACCTATTGATGGAATATTGAAATTGGTTCTCAACTTATCAAACTCCTCTTTGCTTAGGTCTTCCTTTAGAGGCAAGGCTTTGATGTTATTCCTAATAAAAGTCCAATAGGACTCATAGGCTTCCTTCACCACTTGTGGTGGTAATCCAAGTTCTATGGATACCTGTTTTATTGCTTCTGAGTATATCATGAGAAATCAAATAATAACATCATCTTGAATGAACCATTCTCTTCATCTACTGATGGAATGTATCTTGGGTTTATCTTCCCATCAATGATGACCTTATTCTTTCTTAACTTACCCATGATGACCTGAAAGTGAGGAAGAGATATATCACACTCTTCCCTTACTTTCTTTTTAGTATCTTCACTCATAGTAACCTTATCAAGTATCTCATTATCTTTAATGACCTTGCTGAGTTCATATCTTTGCTTCACAAATGAAGTAATGACATCCATTTCTCTCTCAGTCAAGTTATGAAAAGGTGTAAGAAACTCGAACCAATATCTAAAGAACTTACCATCTACCTTGCAAGGAATCCTAACTATTGAATCCACTTGCTTAGCCATAGTTTATTCTCCTTCCTTTACTTCTTCCTCAGGTTCCTGTTCAGGTTGAGTCATTAGTATTTCAAATTCTGCACCACACTTATGCTTGAACTCTTCTGAGATATAAGGTGTAGTAGAGGTAATTACTGTCCATAGCCACTTCAATCTTTCATAGAAGTTACCAAGATTAGCTTCTTGTAAAGCCTGACTTAACTTCTGATTCTGCATATATAACTGTCTGCTTTGTTCAGACAACTGATGTGCAGTATTTTCCAGTTCTTCATAACTTAGTTTTCTCACTTCTGGAGTATCTTTGCCACCCTTTACAACTTTCATTTTATTCTTCTCTTCCATTTTATTTTTCTGTTAGATAATTTCCACCATACTTTTGCCCATACATTTTCTCCCATTCATGTATGTGTGCTTCACCAGTCTCAGTTCCACCACATTTGTCACAGTAATCTATGCCATCTGAGTTTCTTATTGCTAATGATAGACAATGTTTACAATATACAACTGGTATATTATTATATTCTTCCTTGGGAGTTTTAAGCTCAACTGGCTTGACTTCTGTACTTAAGTTCTCCATAAATCTTCTCTTTAGTAATCTGTAACTTCCTACCATAGGTCCTCTTTCTATTATTGAAAGGTCTCTTTGGGACTTCTTCTCCCCAAGATACTACATGACCCCTTCTGATAGCTCTCCTAATACTCTTGTATTTACCAACAGCACTATAAATAGCAAGATGTAACATCATCTTAGGTTCATTGTACTGAGGTTCTTTTGTCTTCTTCTCTTCCATAATGCCAGCCATTTTTACTTATAAAATACCAAGTAAATCTGTTCTCCTAAAGAAAACATGTTTACTATATCTTCTCTTTTAATTTCAAGCTCTTGAGCTTGCTTGATTACTTCTCTAACTGTAGAGCCTATAATACAAGTGATTAATGTCTTCTCCTTTTCCATATTATTCACTTTAATTAGTTGCGGGAGGTAGAGTCGAACTACCATAAACAATTACTGTCTCAAGGTTATGAGCCTTGCATGTTACCATTACACTATCCCACGATGTATAGAGCAGGTGAAGAGAATCGAACTCTCATCCTGAGCTTGGAAGGCTCTCACACTAACCATTGTGCTACACCTGCATTTGTTAGAGATTTGCTATTGGTACTCTAACTCCTCCAGTCTCAGCTTAGCTGGAACCTCCTATCATCTACACCATAAGGTATTCATAGTAGCATAGGATGTTACTCTCTCACTGTATGAATGACAGCTTTTAGTAACTTGTTGAGCTTCTTATAGGAATCGAACCTATATAACTTCATTACAAGTGAAGCATAATAACCTTTATATTAAAGAAGCATAGTAACCCCAGAGGGAGTCGAACCCTCACTGGATAGGGCTTAAACCTACTGTCTCTTGACCATTGGACTATGGGGCTATCTTAATCCATTGCACCTTTTCTACATAATTCAAACAAGTACTTATACTTATGAAGGTTAGTAATGAAGGCTTCACACTCACTTCTAACTCCAGCAAAGTTAGAAGACTGAGGTAATTTAGTGTAGAAGGTATCAGCTCTACTTATCAGATTATCAATTGCTTCATGAGGACAAGTGAAATCAAAGTTAGTTCCTTTAAGGAAGTTTGGTTCAAACTGTCCCTGAATACCTTGAACTTCTTCTGCAAGAATGTCTTGATAATCAGATATTTTATCAATAAGCTCATCAACCCTTACATGGATTGAATTACTATATGCTGACCAATGAAGATTCTTAAACTTAGTCTTGAATCCTTCAAGTACACATAGAAAGTCTTTAAATTGATTTCCTTCATGTGAAGGAGACTCATATTCAAAACCTTCTAATAGATTATCTCCAAATGTATCTATCATGTTGTTTTAATTTGATGTTAAAAAGATATGTATTATAATTTATATATGCAAGTAAATCTGCATATTTTTTTTTTGTACCCTCAGTAGGAGTCGAACCTACAGCCTTCTGAGCCTAAATCAGACGTGTCTTAACCATTTCACCATGAGGGCATTTAGCTTCTATTTTGAAGCTAATTTACTTTGTAATGTATAACCTAAAAGGAACCAAATCTTATCTTCAATTCTCTTTAAACATACTTCTTTACCAATATTCTCATCATAATTAGATGGGTCTACACATGTAGTAGACTCTCTTAATGTGAATCCATTCTCCATTCTAACTGTTACATAAGTAGTAGGCTTTCCAAACTCTTCTACTGTTCTAACAAGAACATCTTGCATATTCCTGTTTACTTCTTCTTGTGTTACTGTATTCATATAAATAAAATTAGTTGTGGAGACCAAAAGACTCGAACTTTCTTTGGAGGATTTTCAGTCCCCTGCATACACCATGTCTGCCAAATCTCCATTAAAGTGGGCACAGAGAGACTCGAACTCCCCTACTCCAAAGTCCATTACATCAATTTGATAAAGGAGGGCAGATTTACAGTCTGCTGATGTTATGTACCCATTATATTTGTTCCCCCATGAGGAATTGAACCTCACCTCATAGATTAAAAGTCTATTGCCTACACCTGTCTGCTATAGGGGAATATGTACCTCCACTAAGAATCGAACTTAGAATCTTCTCCTTAAGAGGGAGCAGCTTTAACCATTCAGCTATAGAGGTATTTAATTGTACTGAGGGTAGGATTTGAACCCACTATCTTATGGATATAAGCCATCTGCATTTACCACTTGTGCTACCTCAGCATATTGGGGTGTTAGATGGGACTTGAACCCCAACTCCACTTTGCAAAAGTGGTGTGTTATCCATTTACACTACATGACCCATTTGTATAGTAGACAGGACTTGAACCTGCATCCTCTGCATCCCAAATGCAGTGCCCCACCAATTAGGCTACTACTATATATTGCGGAGGATATAGGATTTGAACCTATACATCCTTTCAGACTACTCACTGTTTAGCAAACAGTTCCCTTACCATTAGGGTTAATCCTCCATTACTTAGGAACACTCTCAATCACTATCTTAGGTGATTTCTGAGATAATTGCCAAGCTCTTATAAAGTCTTCCAAATCCATGCCAGTAGGTAACTTACTTAAGTCTATATCTGGCATAAGTTGCTCTCTCTTAAGATATAAACTACAATGGCAAATATCATTCTCTCTATAATCAGAACAAGGACATTTCTTATCCTCACCTGTATTATGGCATGGACATTCTCCATTATTAGCCTCACATCTTTTCAAGATAGCATTCACTACCTTATCATTGGGATTTAACACCCATCCTTCTTTTCTTAATATTTGTATCATAATGCGGAGAAATGAGGTCCCGACCCCCAGCCAAATAAATGACCACTTTGTTTTCAAGACAAGTCCCAGTCCCACTGAGTTATCTCTCCATTTGCCCCTCCAACTCTTTGGTAGAGGACTTTAAAAAGAACTAATAATTGCAGTCTATGAGGGAATTGAACCCTATCCACCTTCTTGACAGGAAGGTATGCAAAACCATTACACTTCATACACTATATTTATCAAACTCTGTAGTTAGAGTTAAACCATTTCTAACCTTTATTTCATTCTTTGGTATCAAATACATTTGTCCACTTTCAGTAAGCACAAACAATAAATCACAGTCTGAATCTATAAAACTCTTTAGTTTGTTATATGTTTTAGTCCTGAGAGCAACCATATAATACTCGGACTTCTTATCTTTATAAGAAGTGGTTTTAACTTGAACCTTTAATAATACTCCCTCCAAATCAGCTATTAAATCATAGTCCTGAGAATCTGTTATTGGTATGGATATGTTATATCCTAACTCTGTTAGTTTAGCTATAGCATAGCCCATTCCTATATTTCCTCTCCTATTTGAATTTATTGCTTTCTCAAACATATCTTAAATTTTGTAATGGGTAGGGGATTTGAACCCCTCTCTGCAAGGTTGAAAACCTTGTGTACTAACCACTATACTAACCCACCATTTTGACTATCCTATCTTCACAGACCAGATAGTCCAATCTTTAAAAATCATGAAACAAAAAAAAAATCCACCTTCAAAATGTACCCCCTGATAGAATCGAACTATCATTCTAAGTTTAGAAGACTCATGTATTATCCATTGTACTAAGAGGGCATAATAGTTGTTCCAGCAGGAATTGAACCTACATTACTTGAGCCAAAATCAGGTGTAATAACCATTATACTATGGAACAATGTTCTTATCTCTAATCATGATGCAAAGATAAGTCAAATATTTGAGATATGCAAATCTTTCACTAATTATTTTCAAGATAATATGAAAATACTCCAGAAGTGAATTAGAATAATAAGGTGGAAGAGGGTAATCAATAAAGAATTACCCAACTTTCTCAGCCAATTTATCAGCCCACTTCTCTGTATAGAAGCTATAATAATCAGGCTTATAACCCAATTTCCTTACAATCATACAATATAGATTATGTAAGATAGAAGGGATAGCTATCACTGGAATATATAACCATCCTAACAACTGAGACTGGTATGAATGCCCTAATTCATGCTTCAAAGACTTATCAGTAGAATTAGGAAGTGCAAATATATAATCCCCTAAAGAGAAGTTTGAGAGAATGTACTCTGTTATAATTAAATTCTTCCCATTGTACTTTCCACTATAGTGATACAAATATCCTAAGCATCCGTAGATAAGAAATGCTATATAATTCTGTGGGAATTGCCACAACCAAAGTAAGAAGTTACTTAACCATTTCATACCTTATATCTCTTTACATCTAACATTCTTGAACTAACTCCTTGTGCATAATACCTATCATCATTATGATTCATAGACACACATACAGCACCATCACACTGAACTATGTTTATAGTTTCAATCTTAACCTTCTTAATTGTCTTCATATTGTTTCATTTAAAATTGGGTACAGTTATCCCTCCCTCCTATTTTATTCTTAACTAACTAAAGTAAATAAGGAGTAAAACTTTAGTTTCATATAATAAGAGACCCTACAGACATTTCTCACTGCATTAGACTGGATTAACCAGATTCTTACTCCTATAGACCAGCAGATACACCCGTTTATATACTATTAGTTCTTCTCTTACTTATCTCAAGGGTTCATTACCTGTGCCCTGCTAATGGTATCCTTTACTTTCCCATGTTGGCTGAACCAATGTATCTACTAATAGGCAGTCTCATTATTATGGTGCAAACATACAAAAAATAAATGACATATCCAAATCTGGGGCTATTATTTATGAAAGTTTAACTATTGACTATATAATATGCTGTTCTTTTAAGGCTTTTAAACATCTTGCAGTCCATTCTACTAATGGTTCATCATTATCACAACTCATATATTGTCCAGTTTGGAATATAGAATGTACTATCTCATGTAGGACAGTAAGTTCAATTTCATCCTTTGAAAGTTTACTACCATCAGGCTTCTTTGTGCTAATGGTTATTACCCTTGAAGGACTCTCTGTTTCTCCAAATAACCACCTATCATTTTCACCAACTACTTCATCTGCAAACTGTATTCTCCAAGTACTCCCAAATAAATTATAGCTCTTCTCTTTCATACTTTTAATTTTTGGTCAAAGATAAGTATATAGTATATACTATCTAAATAATTTAATTTTTTTTTTAATTTTTTTTTTTATTT